GCCCACTTCAAAGGGTTCGGTGACGAAGCCTCCAATGTCGAATTCCACAACTCGAAGCTCGGGATGCCGTTCATCGGTGACGGCGCCAAGATTGTGGATGAGGACATCGACGCCTGCATTCGCGACTACAGCAAGGATGACGCCCGGCCGAGGACTGCCGATCGAGTGATCACGATGGGAGTTGATCAGGGGAAGTGGAACTACGTTGAGATCGACGAGTGGTTCTTCGACAAGTATTCCAGTGACCTGAACGTCTCTGCCAGGCCCAAGGTACTCTACGAATTCAAATTCCATGAGGAAGACTGGCACTTCCTTGACGAGTTAATGCGTGAATGGCAAATCTGGGCATGTGTGATCGACGCTGATCCTCAAATCATGGAAGCCAGGCGTTTTGCAAGACGCTTCCCTGGCTCCGTGTGGCTTTGCCGATTCCGTCGTGGGGTCACGGCAAAAGAGATTTCAGAAATTGATGATGGCGAGGGGGCTCCTATCATCCATGCCGACCGTGCGAACTGGTTCAGTGCAGCACTGGGTCGTTTTCGAGAACCACGTCGCATCGAGCTTCCTCGTGATGTCTCCCATGACTATCGCGAACATCTCAAAGCTCCGGTGCGGACGTACAAGAGGGATGAAAATGACAACCCGCAAACAACTTACGTGAGCACGGGTCCGGACCACTTTGCACTATCCCGTGTCTACTCAGAGATTGCTCTCCCGTTCGCGGCGAGTATCCAGACTGGGGAAGACATTCAAAAGTTTCTGTGAGGTTTGTAATGGCCGACAAAAAGATCATCGACTTTCGCCTGCCTAATTACCTGACCTCCTTTGCGGATTGGGGGCGATGGCGGCTGACCTATGAAGGCGGGCCGGCATTCCGACAGAAATTCCTCAAGCAGTTCACCAATCGTGAGGACCCAAAAGAATTCGAGACACGGAGGGAGATCACTCCCATTCCGAGTTTCGCGAAGGCGGCACTCAATGATATCCGTAACTCGATTTTCCAGCGGATGGTGGACATTGTCCGCAAAGACGGGAGTTCATCGTATCACAACGCCGTGGCAGGCCTTGACATGGGTGTCGATCGCCGTGGCTCCAGCATGAATGCCTTCATCGGCCGGAAGGTCTTGGAAGAGTTACTCGTGATGGGTAAGGTAGGCGTGTTTGTAGACGCCCCCACCGTCGAAGGACCAACGCTGGCCGCCGTGGGATCGTTTCGACCCTACCTCTATGTCTACAAGATGGAGAAGATTCTCTCCTTTTCCTGTACGAGTCAGGAGGAACTAAGTGAGTTCTCCGCGCTTCTCTTGGAAGACACAGTCACCAACTATGACGGACTAACTCGTCTACCTACGGAAGAGGTGAAACGCTACCGCCACCTATGGATTGGGGACAACGGCAAAGTCAACATCCAATTCTATAATGAAAAGGGTGAGTCCACCAACCAAAATGGGGAGCCTGCCGGCCCCGTCGAATTGGAGTTGACTCGTATTCCTTTCGTCCTCTTGGACATCGGGGACAGTCTGCTCAAAGATGTGTGTGAGTACCAGATTGCGTTGATCAACTTGGTCTCCAGCGATGTGAACTACGCACTGAAGGCGAACTACCCCTTTTACACCGAACAGAAGGACAAGCGGGGCGTTGGCGCCCACCTCAAGAGTAGCGCTGATCCCGATGGCACAGCAACCAGCGGCGGGCAGGGTGCCCACGACAAGGAACAGACGATTGGCGTTGCCCAAGGGCGATACTACCCACAAGGTATGGACCGACCTGGCTTCATCCATCCATCGAGCGAGCCTCTCAAGGCGTCGATGGCTCTCCAAGAGAAGCTGGAGGCGGACATTCGCCGCCTGGTCAACTTGGCGATCCAGACACTGGCATCTCGGCAGTCGGCTGAGTCGAAGTCCATGGACAACGCCGGCCTGGAAGCCGGACTCTCATACATTGGACTGGTCTTGGAATCCGCCGAACGGCAGATTGCCGAACATTGGGCGGCATTCGAGGAGAACAAACCCACCCTCCGTCGCATCCCGACGATCAAGTATCCGGATCGCTACAGTCTCAAGAGTGATGATGACCGCATCGCAGAGGCATCGAAGCTCTCTGCGGTCATCACGGATACCCCGAGCAAACAGGCTCGGAAGGAACTATGGAAGACCGTCTGCACAACGCTCCTTGGCGGCAAGGTCAATCCGGATACGATGGCCACGATCTACAGTGAGATTGACAAGGCCAAATTCACCACGGCGAATCCTGATGTCATCATGGAAGCCAAGGAAGCCGGACTCGTTGGTGAACAACTGGCCTCAATCGCTCTGGGCTTCCCCGATAAAGAATACCTCACAGCCCGCGTCGACCACATGGAACGGATCAAACGGATTGCCGAACAACAAGGAACTGTTGGCGTTGTGCCACTCAATCCGGCAGCCCGTGGAGTGGTTGACTTGGATGATGATCCGAATTCCGGTGGGACGGAGAAGGCAGCCAGCCGCGACACCACTCTTCAAGATACCACTAAGGACCGCACTCGCGGCAAAGGTAAGAAATAATGATTGACACATATCCGGAATTGTATTTCGGCAGGGGTGGTGCGGTCAGTGTGGCCCAACCAATTACGAATTCACGGCGGATTGTCAAAGGCTTACGTGTCAAAGCCTTGGCGGGTAACACTGATATCATCTATGTGGGCCTCAACAAGGTATCGATTTTGACTGGCTTTGAATTGTCGGCTGGGGATGAAGTGTTCCTAGAGATCGATGATCCATCCAAGATTTACTCAATCGCTAACCCCTCGCAGAACCAGGAGCAGACGATCGCCATCTCGGGTTCGGTGGCCAACGACACATTCAAGCTCACCATTGATGGTGAGACAACGGCCCCGATTGACGAGGATGCCGATGCGTCGGCTGTCGAATCGGCTCTGGAAGCCTTGTCCAAGATTGCTGGCACCGATGTAGCGGTGACTGGTGGGCCTGGTCCAGGTACGGATTGGGTGGTGGAGTGGACGGGCCAGTACCAAGGCATCAATCGCCCACTGCTGGTGGCTTCTGAAGCTGGTCAGAACGAAAAGCAGACGGTCGGGATCGACAGCGCGTCTACTGGTGGGCACTTCCATCTGACGTATGACAGCCAGACAACTGACGAGATTCTCCACACCGCCACGGCGGCAGACATCAAGGCGGCGTTGGAACTGTTGTCCAATATCGACCAAGTGTCTGTTACTGGTGGACCTGGCCCGAGTACCGATTGGGTGGTTGAATTCCAGGGTGCCTTGGCAAGAAACAATGTGGCTTTGATGACAGGTGATGGCTCCGCTCTTACGGGCGGGACGACTACGGTTTCGATTACCGAGACGGCCGCCGGGAATGCCGCAACGGTTGTGGTCACGCAGTCACAGGATGCCGCCATGGAGAGTCAATTTTCCTGGGTGGCTATCTAAGGAGGTGACGCATGGCAATCACTCAGACTTATTATGGCACTGTGAGTGAGGCGGATGGCTATTTTGCTATGCGGCTTCACGAGTACGCCTGGACGGATGCCTTGGCGACCGATCGTCCGAAGGCTCTTTGGGCGGCGACGTTGATCGTTGATGCCCTGAACTTCAAGGGCTCCAAGAGCACCGTCTACACGCTTTTGCAGTCGAATTCATCTGCTTCGGAGTCGGACATCCGGGCAGCGGAAGCCAGCCAACCACTGGAATTTCCGAGGGGTGCGGACACGGATGTTCCTGAGGTGATTCGCATAGCTTGCTATGAGATTGCCCATGCACTTCTTGACGGGAAAGACCCGGAACTCGAATTAGAAAACCTTGGCATCGTTAGCCACGGGTTTGGCTCCGTGCGAACGACGTTCAACCGGACCCAGATACCGATCGAACACATCATCAACGGCATCCCGAGTCCAACCGCCTGGCGGTTGCTGATGCCATTCCTACGGGATGATGAAGCGATCAAATTGTCCCGAGTCTCTTAACTCGGGCGCTTTACGTTACTGGTCACGTAAGGCCAGGTTTCAAAGCCACACCGTTTAACCTGCCTCCGGTGTGGCTATTTCTTTGTGCAGGGTAACGTATGAGGTTTCTCATGTTTGACGACTTGTCTCTGTATCTGTGTTTTGGCGAAGTTTCTTGTTTCGATGGCGACGGTGACGGCGACGGCGACGGCGACGACGCAGCGGCGGCGGCGGCGGCGGCGGCGGCGGCGGCGGCGGCGGCGGCAGCAGCGAAAGCGGCCGGCAACGGCGGCGGCGGTGAGAAGACCTTCAAGCAGGATGACGTGAATCGTATTGTCGAGGAGCGTCTTGCTCGTGAGCGCAAGCAGGCAAAAGAGAAGAGTGATGCGCAGTACCGTGATCTGGAAGGTCGCTACTCGGCGTTGCTCGAAACCCAGAATCTCTCGGACGAAGAGCGCGGCAAGATGGAGGAGAATCTGGCGGATGTCCGCAAACGGTTGCGAACCAAGGAAGAGGAAGCCAAATACAAGATGAAGCAGATACAGGAGCAGCACGAGACGCAGTTGTCCGAGGCACTGGAAGCCGCCAAGACGTGGGAGAGTCGCTTCCACGAGACGAGCATCCAGCGTTCGTTGCAGGACGCGGCCGTGAACAACGACGCCTACAACGCTGACCAAGTCGTCAATCTTCTTCGAGGAATGACGAAACTGAAGCCCGAAGTCGACGAGGCCACGGGAAAAGAGACCGGCCAGTTTGAAACGGTCATTGACTTTCCCGATCGCGATGACAAGGGCGTCCGAGTTATCACGCAACGAACCCCCGAGGAAACCGTGAAACGCATGAAGGAGTTGCCGGACTACGCCAACCTCTTCAAGAGCAACGTGGTTTCTGGGATCGGCGCAAACAGTGCTACCGGTGGCCTTGCACCGGGTGCAGGTGGTCAACTTGATGTCCGGGCGATGACGCCCGCGCAGTACATGAAGGTCCGAAAAGAGCACCCCGAGCTTCTCGGCCTTGACCCTAAAAAGTCATAGTAACACCCACCTCTCTCCCGGGGGTTGTTGTCTTCAACCCATTTTGAAACTTCCGTTCTGGAGAAGAACACGATGAATTTTTACCTGTGTACTCCCGAAGTCGTTTGCTTCGCGAATGACAACGATGCCCTCGTTCCCGAGAAGTGGGCCTTTGAAGGCCTGGCTCAACTCGAAGAGCAGATGGTTGTGGCCAACCTGGTCCACCGTGACTTCGAGGACGAGATCGCCAAGTACGGCGATACCGTCAACGCTCACCGCCCCGGTGAGTTCAAGATTCGCCGGAAGACGGATGCGACCACGTCACTCGACAAGCAGGACGCCACCACGGCAAACGTGCCCGTCAAGCTGAACCAGTGGTTCTACAATGCGTTCGTCATCAAGGACGGCGAGCAGTCTAAGTCCTTCAAGGATTTGGTTGCCCTTCACCTGGTGCCTTCGATGCGGACGATCGCTCGCGCGGTGGATCGTGCTCTGCTGGGTCACATCCACAAGTTCCTCTCGATGGGAACGCCTTCCGGCCGTGTTGGCCGCTTGCAGAATCTCCCTTCAGCGACGAGCCACGAGACCGTGCTCGAAGCCCGCGAGATTCTCAACAGCAATTTCGCTCCGATGGATGAGGCCCGCAGCCTGATCCTCTCTTCGATGAGCGAGACCGCCTTGCTCAAGAACGACATGTTCCTGAAGGCCAGTGAGCGCGGTGACGGTGGCAAGGCTCTGGAAGACGCCCGCCTGGGCCGAATCCTCGGTTTCAACACGTACCTGGCACAGAACGTTCCCTATGCGAACGCTCTGAGCACGGACTACGTGGCCGGCACTGTCACCGGTGCCGAGGCCGCAGGCAAGACCGGCGAAATTACCGTCAGCTTGACGAGTGTCGCCAAGGTCGGCGAGTTCATCAACGTGGCCGGCAATGATCAGCCCACTTGGGCGACCGCTGTCACGGCGACCACGAACACCACCGGCGTCACGCTGAACGAAGCCCTGAAGTACGCCACGGGTGCTGGTGCTGTCTTGACGCAGTACAAGGCAGCCACCGTGGTTGCCGGTCAGCTTGCCGGCTATGATGGTCAGATTGAGGTCAGCCACACCTCGGCCAAGGCCCCGCAGGTCGGTCAGTTGCTGGCTTTCGGTACGGGTGGCAGCCGCCACACGTACACCATCATCGAGGTGGACGTGGTCAGTGCGACCAACACCAAGGTGATGCTGGACCGTCCACTGGACTACGTCCTCACCACCAGTGACGACGCCTTCCCCGGCCCCGCCGGTTCGCTGAACTGGGCCATGCACCGTGAGTGTGTTGCTCTGGTCACCCGCCCGCTGGCCGTTCCCGCGAATGCGCTCGGCGTGTTGAGTGGCGTGGGTGCGTACAACGACATCGCGATGCGTGTCACGATGCAGTACGACATCGACGCTGGTGGGACCGTCGTGAATTGCGACATCCTGGCCGGCATCAAGGAACTCGACGCCAAATTGGCTGTCGCGCTTCTCGGCTAAACCGTGTCTTCAACAGGCTCGCCCGCCCGGGACAATCCGGGCGGGTGGCTTTTCTTTCGTTTAGCCAGGGAGATGACCAATGGAACTGTTTTGTGTGATTGATGCATTGGCCGATTTTGGATGGCTTATCAAGACTTACGGGCCACTCCTGTTTGCGGTCATTTTCTTCATCTGGCGCGACTACCGACGCGAAGACTCATTGACTTCGAGGATCAACCAACTAGAAGACGAACAGCGTGATATTATTCTGCCCCTTGTGAAGCAGACGACCGAGGTGATTGTTCGCAACACTGAGGTGATGCAGCAGAACACCAGAGTCATGGAACGGATCGAACACGCTTTCAACAAATAACAGGTGTGTCATGTCCGTGTTCAATGCAAAGTTAGTACGCATGGTCAAGCAGAATCTGTACTCCCTCAAGCGGCAGTACGGTGGGGCAGTGGTTCTTTGCTCCCTGCTTGATGCAGACACGGACTATCAGTTGGGTTCTAAGGTGGTGCAGTACACCACCTGCCATATCCGCAGGGCGATTGTCTTACCATCTCGGATCACTCGTGATGTTGTGTTGAGTGTGTCCCGCATCTCATCGAACAAACCACTCGCGTATGGAGGCGAGTTCAACGTCGGCGATCGTGGCTTCATCATTGATGGTGCTGATCTGCCTGCTGGACGGGAGGTAAAGAAGGACGATTGGATTACCTATCGGGGAGAACGCTATAGCGTGAAGACGGTCTTCAAGGTATGTGGAGACATCGGATGGATGGTCGTTGCCCGCAAGCATCCTGGAACAACGCTCACGTACCATGTGACGGCTAATAGTGCAATCAACCTCATCGCGGAGGCGTCACGATGAATGACAAATCCGTCTGGTGGTTTCTTCGCAGGAATCTCTATGACCTGAAACGCCAGCATGGTGCCTCCGTCGTTGTCTACAAACTCCTTGATGCTGAGACAGATTACACGACCGGTAAGAAGACGATCTCGCGAGAGCTTCACAAAGTTCGGCGAGCCATTATGTTGCCTGAAGAGGTGTCTCGCCAAGTCGAACAGGGGATCGCGCAGCTCTCGGCAAACAAGTTTTTTGCCTCCCAAGCTGGTTCCGATCAAGGTCGGGCTGTTTTCATCTTTGACGCGCGTGACCTTCCCGTGGGATTCCGGTTCGATTTGGATGACTTCGTTATTGTCGGGGGCGAATACTATCAAGTCACTGAGGTCGACGAGTACGAGTTGGACTCGGGGTGGCTGATCAAAACAAAGCAAACAGTCGGTGCTGATCTCCGTGTGATTCTTGACGTTGCCGCCGTGAATACGATCGCGTTGTCGCAAGGCACAGCCGTCGTGAAGGAGACACCCTAATGGCCGACATCAATCCAAACTGGCCCCGATGGATCGCCGCCTCCCTTGCCGTGTACTACAAAGCTGTCGCCGACGCCCTCAGCCTCCAGCTTCTTGTTGAAGGCATCGACGAACGCGAGTCGGAGAAGATGGAAGACGACCACGCAGAACTGCGTGTAAACGGTCCCTTCATCCGTCAACTGAGCGCCGGCTACTTTCAACTCAATGTTGATTCCAACATCCTCCTGACCAACCTTATGGGTGGTGAAGGGGAAAACACGTACAACCTGATGAATTGGGCCGGGGCCTTCCAACAAGCTGCTGAGAAGTCCATCCCCGTGTATCGCTACGGCCCCGATATTGGAGGAGTTGATGACGGCTCCTTGGTTGGATGTTTGTCTGTGAGGGGCCATAAGGAAGGTCCTGATCTTTTCCATTTTGGTCAAGTCAGCGTTGATGATCGTGTTCGACAAGCCGCCGTTGATACACAACATTGGATGTTCTTGACCGTGTCGGGGTAGGCGACCGCCTCCCCACTTCTTGAATACATGCTCCGCTACACGTGCGCACAAGCGGAGCTTCACTCATCTCTTGCATGCAAGGAGAAATCCAATATGGCACGTATTGAACTGAAGAACTGTGTCGTCCGATTCAAGGACGGTCTCAGTGGTGCCGCCGCGATCAATGAGCCGACCACGCCCCCCGTCGCGACCGACACGTCTTTCGATGTTGACACAACCGTCCTGAATACGTCTGACACCGACCTGATTCCGATCGGGGCTCGCTTTACCATCGCTGGTGAGACGGACGCCACGCAGGTCCATGTCGTGACGGAACGCACACCCCCCACTGCTGGCCCTACGACCAACATCGTATTTTCGCCCGCTCTTGGTGCCGGCACCTACATTGATGGTGGCGCGTTGACGTTCGTCAACCAGCAGATCGACATCAAGATCGGCGACGGGAACATCACCTACACCGAAAACAACAACTACGAGTACGAGACCGATCGCGGTCAACTCGACACGGTTCGGGAAGGTGACCAGGCTCCGATCGATGTGAACATCGACTTTGTCTACGAGTACATTACCACGGG